CACATGGTTGCTGTGAGAATCGCGGAATCATGGCACACAGTTCATTGACTCAGACCACGGTGCTCAAAGGTGCGTTCAAGACCGATCCAGCAACTAAAAAAGAGTTCATGGACAATATCAAGCTACAGCAAGAGTTTGCACCCAGGTAAGTACGCACTAACCTAGTTTGACACAAAATACCCGCAGTGTTATAATAGTTGTATTATTAATTACTCTCATGGATGCTAGATGCGGCGCAAATTGCTTTGGACTTGTCTTTTTGGCACAGTTGTAGTAATCACTGGTTGTGGAGGAGGTGGTGGAGGTGGTGGAGGTGGTAGTCCATACAACAGCCCTAACCCTATACTTAGACAAGTTCCATATTCCACTCCTGTGCGAGTTGGATCAGTCAATCCCATAAACAGCACCGCACGAGAATATGATTCCAGTGCCATGTTTGCTGAAAATCTCAGTGGCAACGGTGAAGAATTAATCACAGCCGGCAGATCCGGTACCAGCAATCAAGGGTCCTATCCCACATCTAACCTCAATGTGTTTGGTTGGAGCAATGGTACTTTAGTCAATCGAACCAGTCAGTGGTTTTCAGGCACAGACAACGTTATCTTGGGCACAGAACCCAGCGTTAAATTTGCTGACTTCGACGGTGATGGTCGCAAAGACATGTACGTGGCACCCAATACTGATGCCAGCTCAACCGGATCCGGTTGGGTATTTTTCAACAACGGTACCAGGTTTACCCGAGTGGATTTGAATCTTGGCATACATGGCCACGACAGTGCAGTTTATGATATCAACGGCGACGGTCGCAGTGATATCTTTACCACTGGCAGTCGTGTGAATTTTGGCAATGCTGATCGAACTTTTAGCACCCATTGGGTCACTGGTCAAAACTATGGTGGCACAGCCGGTTCAGTGGCCATAGCAGACTTCATGGGCAATGGCGGTAGCACTATCATTTTAACTGATCAAAATGCCTGGCAGGCTGGAAACAATCGACTGTATAGTTGGAGCATGGTCAATGGTGGCAGACCCACACAGGATTTTGAATTGAACTTGATAGCCACCCTGCCTAATTCTAGATTCTTGTTGCCCAAATGGAGTGGGTACGGATTCGCTGGTAGCCACGACTACAGAGCTCTGGCATTTGACTTTGACAACTCAGGACTTACCAGTGCTGTCATATTCAGCCGACCCCTTAAAGCCAACGGCACCGGCGGATACACCTGGCCCGACTACAGTGAAATACAGTTCTTGAAAAACCGCGGTGGTGGCACGTTTGCAGACGTCACAGACTCGACCTTGGTTGGGTATAACACAAATACATCTTCACAACACTACAATCCCAAACTAATGGACGTGAACAACGATGGTCTCATTGACATTGTGTTGGGCGGAACCAGTTGGACCAGCGGCACTGGGGCACAGGTGTTGATACACACCAAAGAACACAAATATGTGGCCAGTTATGGCACAGTGATCGATGCTTTTCTTGGACAGTCTTTAGCCTTGGAAAAGGCCATCAATGCCAGTGCCGAAACAGGAGCCAATGGCATAATATTTGTCAAAGGACCCGATGGCAATATGTATCTAGCCACTGCAGTCAGTTATGTCAGTAGCGGTGTGCAACAAAAGGCCATTTATCTCAGCAAGCTAGGTTCCACTGCCGCTAATGCTCAGGCCACTGCTGCAGCAATCAAACAGGCTTGGCCTTGGATGAGTGACGGCCAGATCAACACAGTGTTGGCCCAGAGTTCGACCACATGGTTTGGCATGAATGTGTTGGATCCAGAAAAAGCATTCCAGCCCATCGGCATCTTGGGCATACCTCTTGCTACCGGTGGCATCGCACCCATACGTGGTTATATCACAGGCCTGAACATTGGTGACGGAGCAGCTGTGGTCACCGACAGCCTGGGTCGTGCATTCACTACCAATATCAAACCCATGAACATCACTGCCATGAATGCGTTTGGATACAATACCGAACACAATGATCAATATGAACTGACCAGCCATGCCGAATACCTGGTCAATGGCGCCCTGACCACTGTGGGCAATCTACGCTTTGGCAATGATTTTGCCGGCCGTGACAACACCGGCCAGGGTCTTAACAAACCCAAACAATACACAGTGGGTGTGCCCAGGTGGTATTCGAAAGGCAACTGGAGTGTGGGCACACAATACACCTATCTCAACAGCAATCCTTGGATGGCCTTTGGTGGTGCCTGGGGTGAGATCAATGGAAGCGGTATCATGGACAATGTGGTCACCTACCGACGGAATGGATTCTCCGCACAAGCCAGTGCCATGCACGTGACCACAAACATACAACCGGGCTTGATCACTCGAGTAGACAACATGTGGGGTGCATGGGCCGAATCCGGATACAGATTTGGTGATGCCCGACGTGCCGGTGACATGGGCATATATGCCGGTGTCAAACCCGTGGTCTTATCTGGTTCGGTACAAGCCCGCATACCCACAGCCGTTGACATGGGCGGAAACATAGTATATACTAACAAAACATTGCAAGTGCAAAATCAAACCACAGGTTATGTGCGAGCCTTGTACACCAATCAACTGACCAAACACTCCCAGTTAAGGTTGAGTGCCATGAGTACCACCGCAGGACAGTATCGCGCAATGACCGAACTTAGATTTTGGATAGATTAACATGAAACTTGTAGAAGCACAACAGGCCGGCATAGCACCATGGGACAACGAGATAGACCATCGATCTCAAGTGGTTGTTTATCTTGACCGGTATCCCTGCACACCCGGACACAGATTGTATGTGCCCAAGGACAACGACAATCCTAACTGGATCGTGCGAGCCTTTGAGGAGGCCTTGACTGATGGTACCCACATGGTTGCATCTGGTGAATGCGACGCATTCAACATTGGTTACAACAATGGTGTGGCAGCAGGTCAAACTGTGATGTATCCACACATACACCTTATACCACGAAGAACTGGAGACGTAGAGGATCCAGTGGGTGGCGTTAGGAACACTATACCAGGCAAAGGAAATTACAAAAAATGATAGCACTCACAGCACTCATGTGCGCTCTTTTAACCTATCAGGTCAGCATGCCAGCAGTAGACAATGCCAAATATACATTTACAGTTCACAACGGTCAGATCATAAGGATGAACACACAAAATGGCACCTTTGAACGCTGTGATGCCGATTTCAAATGTGAGCCAGTCACGACCAAATAAGTATACTCAACAATGAACACCATACAAATCCATAAAATGTCGTCGATGTTGCAACTATACAGTAGACGGAGAGATGTATAAGATCCGGTGGGTGGTGTTCGTGGTATGATACCTCCACAAATAATTAACAACTAGATATGAAAAATCCATGTAACTTAATACAAAATGGTCTTTACATATCTAATCACGGACAACTAGTACCGTGTTATCAAAGTTGGAATCATGTATCAACTGGAGAAAGTCCCAACGTCAAAGATATCAGCATTCAAGAGTATTACAACAGTGAGTGGTTGAAAAAATTTGATAACAATATAAATGTAAAAGGATACGATTTAAGATGTAAAAATTGTTATCAAGAAGAAAAATTAGGAAAAGAAAGTCTTAGACAACGATCATTGAATGAGGACATATCTCGGCCGATAGTTGTACAACTAAACATCGGAAACTTGTGTAACAATGCTTGTGTTACGTGTAATCCTTACCAAAGCAGTAAGATAGCACAAGAATGGCGAGATTTAAATTTATATGATAGTAAAGAATTCATCAACTTTACCAAAGAATTCAATTCCAGCCAAGCATTAAACAGCCAATGGTGGGCCAGTGATATCAAACTATTAGAAAAAGTATTGGCGGATATTATAAAACTGAATCCGCAAAAAATTGTTCTACTTGGCGGCGAACCTACAATCAATCCATTGACTAAAACTATATTAGAAATGTTGTTGCCTATCTCTCCTACATTAGAAATACATTTTACAACCAATTGTAGAATCTTTGATCAAGATATTGTTACTCTATTAGATCAATTTAATCATTATACCATTAGATTAAGTGTTGACGGAAGTAAAGATATAAACGAATTTGTTCGTTATCCTGGCACCTGGAAAGAATTTGAAAAAATCTCGGCTCAATGGATGAGCACTCGTGGAGAAATTACATATAATATAGGATTAAGTGCGTTGACAGCATTGCATCTAGATGAATTACTGTTGTATCTCAACAATAAAACCAACAGAGTCGAGATTTGGCATTTGAACGATCCAAATTTTTTAAGTTGCGATAGCTTGCCAAAAGATACAATAGAAAAATCAATAAACAAATTAAATGCTATCACACTAAATCAAGATTTAAATAAGGTCAAAAACTACGCGGTTAATCATTTGCTTAGTTTAAAACTACAAGACAATAATATATTACAAAACTATCTAAGAACCATTTGTGCTTCTAGGAATTTAGATTTTGATAAAATATGGAATTTAATAACAGCATGAATATTTCTTTAAACGATCTCGTGGCAACACTCCCGCTTTACAAACTCTGCCGCCCGTGCTATAATCTAACATAGGAGAATAAAATGGCAAAGTATCTTTCAACAAAACACTACGGACACAACATTGGATTGAGTGCTGTGTTCAGACAGCCCAATGCTGATCACAGTCACTGTCACTTGTTACATGGTTACAGTCTGGCATTCACATTCACTTTTGGTTGTGATCAGCTGGATGATAAAAACTGGGCAGTGGACTTTGGTGGACTCAAAGAACTAAAAGCCTGGCTGGAAGATCACTTTGATCACAAGCTGGCCCTGGATCGTGCAGATCCACACTTGGCCAAGTTTGAAGAATTACAAGCATTGGGACTGGCAGAGATCCGAATGTTTGATGGAGTTGGTGCTGAGAAATTTGCTGAACATGCTTTTCGATTTGCAGACAAATTAATCCGCAAAAAGACCAATGGTCGTTGCTATTGCGTCAGGGCGGAATGTGCTGAGCACGGTGCCAACAGTGCCATCTACGAAGGATAATATTTGTTTGCACAGTAAACGGCGTATATAAATATCAGCCTATGTCAAACAAATATCAAATAGCAATATTACTTCCCACACGTGGTAGAACAGACGCACTAGATCGTAGCCTGATTGGCTTGCTAGAAAAGGCCGCAGATCTAGACAGCATACAGGTTCTGCTAGGACTTGACACCGATGACACTGTGGGCATCGAACATTTCCAACAACAACTACAACCCAGACTAGACGACATGGGTGTGGATTATACCGCCATGTCTTTTGAGCCCATGGGCTATAGTCAATTACACGATTATGTAAACACCCTGGCCCGGGCTAGTTCAGCAGATTGGATGTTTTTTTGGAACGACGATGCTATAATGGAAACGCAAGACTGGGACTCAGAAATAATCAAGCACACTGGCCAGTTTAAATTGTTAGCGGTTCATACTCACAATGACCATCCCTATAGCATATTCCCTATAGTGCCCAAAGCATGGTTGGATGTGATCGGACATCTGAGCCTGCACAGCATGAATGACGCCTGGCTGAGTCAAAATGCCTACTGTGTAGACATCTACCAGCGTATTGACGTGCATGTCACACACGATCGTGCTGATCTCACCGGCAACAATCTCGACGCCACTTACAAACAACGCGAACTCTTGGAGGGCAATCCCAGTAACCCTAGAGACTTCCATCATCCAGACCAGACCTGGAAACGCATGCGTGAGTGTGACAAATTAAATGACTATTTGAAAACCATAGGGCAGAATCCCACCTGGTGGGATGCCGTCAAATCTCAACAACAAGATCCATGGCAACGACTAAGAGAAAATGATGTAAACAATCAGATGCGTCAATTCCAAATAAAAATGAAATGAAAAAAATTGTATATGTCACAGGTTGTTTGGGATTCATAGGAGTACATGTCACACGACAATGTCTGGCACGTGGATGGCATGTGATCGGTGTAGACAAAGGTACCTATGCCAGCAATTTTGATTTTTTAAATGAGTTCCAAAAATACGATACATTTAAATTTGAGCACAAAGATATCAATGACCTTGACCGGTTGTATGATTGCGATTATATCATAAACACAGCAGCTGAAACCCATGTGGACAACTCAATCATAAGTTCCGAGGTATTTCTGCATAGCAACATCAACGGAGTGCACCGTCTGTTAGAATTGATCCGACAACAACCTGTTCAAAAGCAACCAACATTGTTGCATTTTTCAACCGACGAGGTCTATGGAGATATTGATTCAGGTGCCCACACCGAAACTGATCTACTCAAACCCAGCAATCCTTATTCAGCATCCAAGGCAGCTGCCGACATGTTGATCCTGGCCTGGGCTAGGACCTATGGCATCCGATATGTGATTGTGCGTCCTACCAACAACTATGGCATTGGTCAATATGTTGAAAAATTAATCCCCAAGTCAATCAAGTATCTCAAAATAGGCAGGAAAATTGACCTGCATGATCGTGGTGAGCCTCGGAGGACCTGGTTGCATGTCGAAGACACTGCTCGTGCAGCCATGACCGTGATTGATCACGGCAAAGTCAATGAAATCTACAACATTTCGGGCAATGCAGAAATGCCCAACAAAGAAGTTATCAAGAAGATTTTGCACTACTATCCTGGCAACGGAGCCGAAGATTGTTGGGAAGATTACATCATTGGCAGCCATCGACAAGGCCAAGATGTGCGCTATGCAATCAATGACTCTAAACTCAAGGCTCTGGGCTGGCAACCGACAGCGGACTTTGATCAAGAACTACAAAGAGTTATAGAGTATTACTTGTTAAATTTTATTTGGTGATCCATGGGAACATATTATAGAGAAGTAGAAAGATTTATAGATGCAGTCGATCCATCCGGTGCCTGGGTTGAAATCGGTGTTGACCGTGGCGAAGGCAGTACCAAGTTCTTTGCTGACATAGCAAAAACAAAAGGCATCAAGTTTTATGGGGTTGATGCCGATGAAAATCAAATCACCCGAGCTAGAACAGTGCTGTCAGCCCAAGGAAAAATGGTCCTGGGCAACGATGGTCAATTTCGTTTGGCGCCAGGCCCTTTGCCAGATCACATAGAACTAGTACATGCCTTTGGTGAAAATTTTCTAGAACAATTTGCACGTGACAATCCTGACAAGAAATTTTCGTTGGTATATCTTGACAACTTTGATTGGGACTATTGGGTGGGCGGCCAAGAAGAATCTTTCGTTCCTGCGCAAAAACAACACTACAGAGATTACATGGGCACTGAGATGACCAACATCAACAGTCAAAAAACCCATTTGTTGCAGGCCATGCGATTGATGCCTTTGATGACTAAAAAAAGTATCATAGTATGTGATGACACTTGGTATCATCCCAATGAAGGAGTGTTCATTGGCAAGTGTTCCGCAGTAATTCCTTACTTACTTTTACAAGGATACGAGATACTCAACAACCAAGGATACAGACAAAACAGTGGTGCTATTTTGGGTAGACTATAATGACAGTTAAAAATTATCTAGTATCAGCTGTGCGGCCAATCCAGAATGGGTGGCACATGGAAAAAAACCAAGACCTGTACAAGGCCTATGGGGAAATGTACCAAATGAGATTGGCATCATTCCGTAAATTTTGTCAAGAACCATTTGAGGATGTATTATGGACCGAACCTACCAAGGACAGTGATACCTATACAGTAGACAACTGGAAAGAGATCAAAGCATTATGGCACAAAGAACCCTGCAACATTTTCTGGGCCGGAGCTGATACTTTCATGATTCGACCTACCAGTTTGTTTGGCGACCGCTACCGGGAATACAGATTGTTCAACTATACAGAGCCACGCAACCACAGAGAATTTCGACATCATTTCAATGACGACGTGCAATATTATCCACACACCATGTCAAAAGAAACATGGGACCTAGGTGAAAAATACTGGGAGCAAAGAGAAACACATCCAGATCGCCTATGGGGATTTGACCAACTAAGACACAACGCAATGTTTTGGTCGCAAGATATTCCAGAAACAGATCGACTACATCCAGAAATGAATTACATGTGCCATAACTTAAGAAGCGACCATCCTGCTGAAATAGAATCTACTAGACTTTGGAATTCTGGAGTGCCGATCGGTGATGCAAACATTTTGCATTTTTGTGCCAGCCGAGGCAGTAGCCGAGTGATCAGCATGATGAAAGAGCTGTGCCAAGAACTCGGAGTTCACTATGAATGAAATTTTAACATTGATCAAGCAATACATCGAACAAAAACAATCTGCCAAGACCTGGGTAGCTGGCAAGGACTTTGTGAACTATGCAGGTCCACATTTTTCGTCTGACGAGTATGTGGCAGCCGCAGAAGCCTTGCTCAACGGCTGGCTGGTCATGGGCAACAAGAGCCTACGCTTTGAACAAAAGTTCCCCCGAGAATTTGGCAAGACTCGCGGAGTATTGACCAACAGTGGTAGCAGTGCAAATCTCTTGATGATGACCGCAATGAAGAGCAAGCGTGGACACAACTTTCCACCAGGCACCAAGGTATTGATGCCTATTGCAGGATTCCCAACCACACTGAATCCAACCATACAAAATCAATTTACGCCAGTGTTCTGCGACATTGAAATTGATACCCTAAACATTGACCTAGATCACGCAGAGCGGTTGCTTGCGGCAGATCCAGACATCAAGATTATAACTTTTGCCCATGTGTTGGGTAACCCGCCCAACATGGACCGGGTCATGGACTTGGTCAACAAGTATAATTTAATCTTGTTGGAAGATTGTTGTGATGGACTTGGTACCACCTATGATGGCAAGCCCTTGGGAAGTTTTGGTCTAATGGCGTCATGCAGTTTTTATCCAGCACATCACATGACCATGGGCGAGGGTGGCTTTGTGGCCATGAACGATCCACAGCAAGAAATCATCGTGCGTAGCCTGCGTGAATGGGGCCGTGGCTGTTATTGCGTAGGACCCGAAGCCAACAAGTTGAAATGTGGCACCTGTGGCAAGCGATTCAATGAGTGGATTCCCGAAATGCCAGATCAGATTTTTGATCACAAATATGTGTATGATGAAATTGGCTATAACTTGAAGCCCATTGAACTACAAGCAGCCATGGGCTTAGAACAGATCAAGAAATTGCCAGAGATACATGCTTTACGTCAACGCAACTACAATCTACTGTTTGCTATCTATGAAAAGTATGAACAGTTCTTCCACTTGCCCCGTGCCCGAGACAAAGCCGATGTAAGTTGGTTTGCTTTCCCATTGACCATACGTGAAGGTGCACCGTTCTCACGCATGGACATCGTTGACTATCTTGAAGAAAACTTGATACAGACACGCCCATACTTTGCTGGCAACATCATGTTGCAACCTGCATATAGTCACCTGATGGATCCTGCAGAGGCACGTGACAACTACCCTGTGGCCACATTCACCATGAAGAACACCTACTTCCATGGATGCAGTCCAGTGATCACTCCTGAACAGATTGAGTACATTGGAGAGAAGGTTGATGGATTTATGAGCTTGTATCTATGAAAAGTCTTAGCCAAGTAACCGCCAAGATTGATGGTCAGCCAATGTTCAAGTACCTGGACATGGCCAAGGCCCTGGAGGCCCGGGGCCAACATCTCGTACACATGGAGATAGGTGAGCCAGACTTTGACACACCCAAAAATGTTACATGGGCCGCTGTGCAATCTTTGTCCAATGGAGAAACACACTACGGTAGTAGTTTTGGGTTGCAAGAGTTTAGGGAAGCTGTGCAGTTTGCCACAGAACGCAGCAGAGGATTCCGTCCTGACTTAGATCAAGTGTTGATTACCCCGGGTGCCAACATTGCCATCTACTATGCTGTGTTTTGTTTGGTGGATCCTGGCTTTGAAGTCATTGTGCCAGATCCTGGCTTCAGCACATACTACAGCAACATCAAAATGTGTGGTGCTGTGCCTGTGCGTGTGCCACTCAAAGAAGAAAACGAATTCCGTATGAGTCCCGACGACATCGAAGCGGCCATCACAGACAAGACACGCTTGATCATTATCAACAGTCCGCAAAATCCCACTGGCAGTGTGCTGACCACCGACGAAGTCAAACGCATTTATGAAATTGCCAAGAAGCATGACATATATGTTTACAGTGACGAGATTTATGCACGCATGAACTACGAGCCAATTGGTTTTGCCAGTCCCAGCATCTACGATCATTGCAAGGAACATGTGATTCTCAGCAACGGCTTCAGCAAAGCATTTGCCATGACTGGTTGGAGATTGGGCACACTGATCGGACCGGCCAAGGTCATTGAACGCATGGCGGCACTGTTACAAACCACATCAAGTTGTGTGAGCACGTTTGTTCAGCGTGCCGGCATTGAAGCCATTCGCGGCAGCCAAGAAGCAGTGACCAACATGATGGCAGAATATCAAGCACGCAGAGACCTGCTGGTCGACGGACTCAATCGTGTCAAGGGCGTCACATGCCTTAAACCAGGAGGTGCATTTTATGTGTTTCCCAACATCACAGGCACAGGTTTATCAAGTGACCAAGTTGTTGAAAAGTTAATGTCTGCCGGAGTAGTGACCTTGCCTGGACATTGTTTTGGACAACACGGAGAAGGCTATATTAGATTGTGTTATGCGACCAGTCGTGAAAACATTCAACAAGGACTGAATAGAATTTACCAAGCATTGGGAACCAAATGAGAGTATGTGATTGGATCGCTGATTACTTAAAATCTATCGGTGTCAAACGAGTACACGGATTGATGGGCGGCGGCGCCAGCGGACTCAATGATGGATTTATCAAACAAGGCATGCCCTATATCTGCTATCATCACGAGCAAGGTGCAGGACATGCAGCCACAGCCGAAAGCAAATTTACTGGCAAACTTGCTGTGGTTAACCCTACAACAGGCTGTGCCGGAACTAACTGTGCCACATCAGTGTTAAATGCCTGGCAAGACAGCGTGCCTGTGTTGTTCCTGTCAGGCAATGTCAGATTAGCGACCTGTAGCGGACACATTAACAAAAAAAACAACATCAACATTCGTAAGTACGGCATCCAAGAGCACCATGTTGTTGACACTTACAAGACCATGACCAAATTAAGTTGTTTCGTTGACAATGTACAAGACGTAGCATATAACATACAATATGCAATACACCTGGCCACAACCGGCCGTCCTGGTCCTGTATGGATTGATATCCCTGGAGACATTCAAACAGCACCGATGCCCGAGAACTATGCCCAGTACACCGCCGCTGGTCTGTCAGATTCAATGACCGACTTTGCTAGAGTCAAACAAGCCATTGCCGATGCCAAGCGCCCGGTTGTGTTGGCAGGCTACGGTATACGTCAAAGCAACACTGTTGAAGATTTTGTCAAGTTTATCGAACATTATCAGATTCCTTATGTCAGTACCTACGGAGCAAGAGATTACACAGCCGACGATCATAGATTGAGTATTGGTGCTGTGGGTATCAAAGGCAGCCGTGCAGGTAACTTTGCCATGCAGAACGCAGACTTGTTGCTTGTATTGGGTAGCAGTCTTGGATCAAGTGTGATTGGATACGATCCTGCACAGTTTAGTCCTGCAAGTTATAAAATTATTGTAGACTTAGATGTTGACGAATTGAAAAAAGATATCGTTAAGATTGATGAAAAACTCAGTGTTGATTTGCAACAATTTTTCAGGAGCATGGTATGAACAGACAAGACTGGATAGACAAATGCAATCACTGGAAAGCCATTTGGCCTGTGATGCAAGATGAATACCGTGCCAACAAAAATGATCACTCGTTGAATATCTATGCCGTACTTGATGCGATCAACAAGCACAGTCTTCCCGAAGATATTCTCATGGGTGATGCTGGTAGTATCAGTTATGCAGGTCCTGTTGCGCTGAATGCCAAGCCAGGTCAACGTTTTATTTTTAGTCCAGCACAGGCAGACATGGGCTGGGCACTTCCTGCTGCCATTGGTGCCAGCATGGCCAGCAATCAGCCCATCATCAGCATCATAGGTGATGGTAGTTTTATGAGCAATATCCAAGAACTTGCCACAGTCAAGCAACATGGACTCAATATCAAATTTGTCATACTCAACAATGCAGGTTACTTGAGCATCAAAAATACACAAACAAAATATTTCAATGGTCGTGTACATGGTACCAGCTCTGAAACTGGCCTGTGGTTTCCTGACTTTAAGAACATCGCGGTTGCTTTTGGCATGAGTTATACTGACATGCGATCAGCGGCTGACCTAGACCGGTTTCCAGAAATCCTTGCCAGAGCAGGTCCTTGCATCATTGATTGCCGTTGCCACACCGATCAAGAAATCCTTCCGGCACAGGCATTAAAGAATGGCCGTCAAGCAGGCCTGCACGATATGACACCATTCCTTAGTGACGAAGAACTTGCTCGCGAAATGATTGTTAAAATTTAAAACACCATGACAAACCAAAAAATTCCAGGCTTAGAAAATTTTGTTGAACTAAGAGACAGTTCACAGTACCCAGAATTAAAAAATCTGTGGTGGCCGCAATACGATCAGGGCATGTGGAATTACATGCATCAGTATCGCATAACCCCAGAATTTTTTGATGAATTAATGACGCATGTCACTGGCACCGCGGTCATGATACAAGCCGGTGGCAACTGTGGACAGTATGTGAGGCAGTTCAGTCAACGATTTGACACTGTGTATACATTTGAACCCGATCCAACAAATTTTTTGTGTTTGACTTTGAACTGCGGTAACAATGTGATAAAAACACAGGCCTGTGTGGGCAATGAAAGAAAATTTGTAAACATAAGCAAAGGCCATGATTCGGGCGCTATTCACGTAAGCGGTACAGGTAACATACACACAGTGATCATTGATGACATGGATCTGCCGGCCTGTGATCTCATACAGTTAGACATTGAAGGTTACGAATATTTTGCCTTGTTGGGAGCCCGACGTACCATTGAACGATATCATCCTTTGCTGATGTTAGAATGGTGTGAACCCTGGGCCAAAAGATATGGCGTGAGTTCAGAACAATTTGAGAAATTGTTGAGTGATCTCGGCTACCGCCAAATCATGACCAACATGACCGATTGCATTTACAAATACCAACCATGAAAACAGCATTGATTACCGGAGCCAATGGATTTATTGGCCATTACCTAGTAGAAGAATTTGCAGAAGACCATCGTGTTATCTGCGTGGTTAGACCAGGTTCGGTCAATATGGAACGGATCAATCACTTGCGGGATCGTGTCACTGTGATTGAGCACGACATCAAAAATTCTTGTAGACACTTGCCAGCAACAGACATTATATTACATGCTGGTGCCAACCCCAGTTCAGCCGACAGCTTGAGTGATCCCACAGCATCTATCATGGACAACGTGCTGGGCACATTGAACCTGTTGGAACATGCCCGTCATACTGGAGTTGAAAGATTTGTATATTATAGCAGTGCCGAAGTGTTTGGCCCTATATCTATTGGACAGGATAGTCAGCCCAACGATGCCTACAACAGCAATAGCCCTTATGCGGCCGGCAAAGCCGCGGGTGAAGAACTGTGCCTGGCCTATGCCAATTCGTTTAATGTTCCTGCCAGCATCATACACATCAACAACACTTTTGGTCCACGTTGTCAAAGCAATCGCTTGCCGGTGATTATCATACGCAAATTACTCAACAACGAAACTTTGGATATACATGTAGGCCCCAGCGAATTGATTGGTGGACGTCGTTGGTTCTATGCCGGCGATGTGGCCAGCCATACTAGATTTATACTGGAAACACAATTGACCCGTTGTGAAAAATGGAATAGTGCAGGCAACAAGTTTATCAATAATCTTGAATTTGCGCAACACATTGCCCAGATTCTGGATCGTGAATTACGATATCAGTTGATTCCAGTTGATCGCCCTGGACATGACTTGTGTTTCAGTGTTGATCCAGAAAAATTATATGAACTAGGGTGGCAAGCACCCAAAACCCATGAACAACGGTTGACCGAAACGGTAGAATGGTATCAGGCAAATCCTGAATGGCTCACACGTTAATTGACAACCAGGGTCGGATTATTGTATAATAAAGTATGAAAAAAATCTATCATACTTGGCAAGACGTAGAAAGCCAGACACAAGAAATTCTACGACAGATCCATTTAGACGCCTGGCAGCCAGACTATGTGGTCGGACTCACACGTGGCGGCCTGGTTCCAGCCAACTTGATCAGCCAATATCTTGGTTGCAGGATGGAAACCCTCAAAGTTAGTTTGCGTGACGGCAACGAATGCGAAAGCAACTTGTGGATGGCCGAGGATGCATATGGGCATGACATGGAACAGCCTAAAAATATCTTGATCGTAGATGACATCAATGACACTGGCGCCACATTAAATTATATACATGAGGATTGGCCTAGCGGCTGTTTTCCTGACAATCCACGCTGGAATGAAGTCTGGGGTCACAATGTGCGTGTGGCTGTGCTGGTCGACAATGAGTCAAGCAAGAATGAAATTCCTGTGAGCTACAGTGCAGTTGATCTAAATAAAGCTGAAGAAGATTGTTGGATTGTTTTTCCTTGGGAAGATTGGTGGAAATGAAGATACATTATAGAAAACCTACGTTGTTAGAACAAATGGCAGACGCTATTCGTGACACCAAAAAACCCATTGATTATTTTGAGTTGTCAGATGAAGAGCTTAACGCCAATTACAGCAATTTTGATAGAACGGTAAAAGATAAAGTTATACATTATTCATACAAGGGTGTTCCGGTAAAGGTTAAAGAATGAAAATAAAAGTCAGCGAAATATTTTATAGTCTACAGGGCGAAGGACGCTTTGTGGGTGTACCCAGTGTGTTCTTGCGAACCTATGGTTGTAACTTTACTTGTAGCGGGTTTGGTTGCAAGCCCGGTGAAAAGTCAACAGGTGCCGACGATGTGGCCGAAGTGGTGCATTTATACAACCGGTTTGAAGAACTGCCCTTGGTGGAAACCGGTTGTGATTCGTATGCCAGTTGGCATCCAGCATTCAAACACTTGAGCCCCACGCAGACCACAGAAGAGTTGGTAGAACGCATGTTGGCCTTGACCCCCAACAACATGTGGCAACAGAACAATGGCAACGACGTGCATCTTGTGATCACAGGTGGAGAACCTTTGCTGGGCTGGCAACGTGCCTATGCAGAACTGCTCGGCCATGATCGCATGCGTGACTTGAAGAATATCACATTTGAGACCAATGGTACTCAAGAACTACATGATGATTTTCGTCACTTCTTGTTGGACTGGACACTAAATCCACGCCTGGGCAAACGAGGACCAGGAGCACTGACTTTTAGTGTCAGTGCCAAACTTAGTGCAAGTGGCGAGTCTTGGGAAGACGCCATCTGTCCAGACGTTGTGATGAGCTATGCTGACATCGGACATACTTACTTGAAGTTTGTGGTTGAAACCGATGAGCACATTGCGGAAGCCATACGTGCCACAGATGCCTATCGCCGTGCAGGATTTACTGGTGTGATCTACTTGATGCCACAGGGCGGTGTAGTCGAACCCTATGATAAAAATAAAAAGCGCATAGCAGACATTTGCTGTGCCCAGGGCTGGAACTACAGTCCTAGATTGCACGTGGACTTGTGGGGCAACGGCTGGGGCAAATGAGTCCAATTCCAGAACGCATCGATCGCCCCAATGGCAGTTTTTACATTCGAGCTGAATGGAAACTATGCAGGGTGGTATGGCCCCAGACCTGTGAGATCACCGGACGTAGACTATGGCCCGGAACCATGGCCTATCGTGGTATTGCTACCTGGACCGGCCCAGGAACACCCGTGATTGAATACAAATGGCATGATCGCCAGGAACATTTAATGTGGCAACTAAAGGAATAAAATTATGAAACAACTTGCAAATCAAATCACAGAATGGATCAAGAACTATGCCAACAATGCTGGCATACAGTCACTGGTCGTGGGCATTAGTGGCGGTATTGACAGTGCTGTGGTCAGCGCACTGTGCGCCCGAACTGGATTGAACACAGTAGCAGTGACCATGCCTATCCGTCAACGCCCAGATCTACACGATCTCAGCATGCGTCAAGGGCTCTGGTTAGGGCAAAACTTTGATAATGTGCGGCATGAGATCATTGATTTGACTTCAACCTTTGATGAGTTTGAACAGCGGCTTAACACCTATCCTAATTTGTTGGGCATGGCCAACAGTCGTAGTCGACTGCGCATGGTTACCTTGTATCAAATTGCTCAAAGCGTTCAAGGTATTGTGGTGGGCACTGGTAACCGAGTGGAAGACTTTGGTGTGGGATTTTATACCAAGTACGGCGACGGTGGCGTAGATATAAGTCCCATTGGTGATCTGCTAAAAACCGAAGTTTGGGATTTGGGTCGTGAGTTAGGTATCCTGCAAGATATCATCAATGCGGCGCCCACAGATGGACTATGGGATGATGGACGCACTGATCAAGACCAATTGGGTGGACTGACCTATGCTGAACTTGAGTTGGCCATGGCCCAAGACGAAGGTAGTAAACTAGTCAAAAATGGTCTGGAACTAGAACGCTTGCAAAAGTATCAAGCTCTGCGTGCTCGTAGCTTACACAAAATGCAACCAATTCCGGTGTTCAAAAAATCTTAGTCTCTGCCGATTCTCCAGATAAATTAGTGACATACTGATTAAAGGAAAACATGGCAAAAATTGGATTTGTAGGAATTGGAAAATTAGGCCTAGACTGTGCCGAAGTTTTTGCAGAAAAACACGAGGTACGCGGTTACGACATTTACCCACGAACCAGCAATAGTGTAAAAGTATGTGATATCAAAGAATTAGTCGCAGAAAGCGAGTGGATCTTTATTGCTGTGCCCACTCCGCATGCCGAGGGCTACGATGGCAGTGTTCCATCAAGCCACATGACTCCCAGAGATTTTGGACACGATGCTGTGATTGATGCCATCAATAAGATTAATCAATTTGCTACGGCACCTAAAAAAGTAGTATTAATCAGCACTGTGTTGCCAGGAACAACTCGCAAAAAGTTTGTGCCTTTGCTCGATCCTCGACATCAGTTTGTTTACAATCCTTACTTGATCGCCATGGGCTCAGTGAAATGGGACATGGTCAATCCAGAAATGATCATGTTAGGTACCGAAGATGGCAATCTAACCGGAGTTGCTGGTGAACTGCGAGACTTGTATGAAACAATCATGCAGAATAATCCACGCTACGAAGTTGGCACATGGGATGAGTGCGAAGCCATCAAGATTTTCTATAACACATTTATTAGCGCCAAGGTTGGGCTTGTCAACATGATTCAAGACTTTGCCATGCGGATTGGTCACATCAATGTCGATGTGGTCACAAATGCTCTGGCACGATCAACCATGCGCATCATGGGTCCTAAATATATGACTGCCGGCATGGGTGATGCCGGTGCTTGTCACCCCCGTGATAATATTGCACTACGTTGGTTGGCTGAAGAATACAACATTGGTTACGACCTGTTTGACACAGTCATGCATGCTCGCGAAATCCAAGCAAAGAACTTGGCCTTGTTCTTGGTCGAGCAAGCCAAGAAAAACAAGTTACCCATTGTGATCCACGGCAAGGCCTACAAGCCCGACGTTGAATACTGCATAGGTAGTTACAGCACCTTGATCGGATTCTATGTAGCCGAAGCCGGTCATCGTTGTTATTATGTGGATCCCTTGGCTGATGATACAACCGATGTGGTCAATGATTTTGATCAACCAGCAGTGTTTTTATGGGCACACAATCGTAAAATCACTTACGAGTATACCGGCAACACACCTGACACACAACCATACTGCCAAATTCAACCTGGTAGTATCATAGTTGATCCGTGGCGCAAATTACCTGTTGACATGCCGGGTATATCTGTTGTACACTACGGTAATACCAGACTATAAGGAATCCAATGGGCCTATTTGACCGTTTTTTCAAAAAGAAAAAACTTGAAACCAAGGCCGAGCCACGGCCTAAAAAATCAGAAAAAACTGCCAAAGAATTAGCCACCGAACGCAGCGAGCCTTATGTGGCCATACTCAGCATGGAGATAGACCCCAACAACATCCAACAAGGTAGCTTTGAGTTGGACTGGAATGAAAAGTTTGTAGCTAATCTTGTTCGTGCAGGCTATCAGATGGATGCCAAAGACACCGACTCCGATATAGTGGACCGTTGGTTTACCACGGTGTGCCGCAATATTGTGTTGGAAACCTATGAGCAATACGAAGCCATGACTCCAGAACGTGACCGCGTGGTCAAGACCAGAGATATCGGAGATGGTCGCAGTGAAGTGTCATGATACTGTATGTCAATGGTGATAGCAACTCTGCGAATCGCGCCGACGGCAAATTTTGGACTGAAAAACTACAAAATTATCTAAATTGCGACACCATTAATCAGGCGTCCAGTGGTGGAAGCAATCCTAGAATTTTAAGAACCACATATGAATTTTTTAGAAACCATGCAGACACTGCATGCGACTTCTTTGTTGTAATTGGTTGGACTAGTTGGGAAAGAGAGGAATGGTTTTTCCAAGATCAATTTTATCAGGTAAATGCCAGCGGGCTAGACACAGTTCCAGAGGAATTAAAAACCAGATACACGAATTGGATAGCTGACAAAGAAGCCATCTGTCAGATCAACAAATCAAGACAACTACACAAAGAAATTATTGATCTCCATCTTATGCTTAAAACCTTAAATGTAAAACATTTATTTTTTAATGCATTGATGCCATTTCAACACGAAGTTCTTTCTAATTCAGAATTGAGATTTGATTGGAAACATAATTTTATTGGGCCTTATGAAAATGATCTAAGCTATTATTGGTTTCTCAAAAAACAAGGATACATTGCAGATAATAATTATCATCATACAGAACTTGCACAACTTTGCTGGGCTGAGTTTTTGATCGAATATATCAATAAACACAACATCATATGATATTATTTGTCAACGGAGACAGTCACACCGCCGCAGCCGAAGCAGTAGTTCCACATGCGTTCGCCGAAGACGACTCGGCATTTTTTTATCTAGGTCGAGCTCCACACCCAGAAAATCTTGCTGTGAGTTGGGGCAAACAACTTAGTCTTGCTTTACGAGCAGGACTGCGGTGTGATGCAGAAAGTGCCAGCTCCAACTCCAGAATCATACGCACCACACGAGACTGGTTGGCTGGCGGTGGTCTGCAACATTCAGATCAGTTGGTCGTCATACAGTGGAGCACCTGGGAGCGCGAAGAGTGGTTGTACGATGGCATTTATTATCAAGTGGGTGCAAGTGGTACCGACAGTGTGCCCGCTGAAGCCGCAGAAAGATATCGCAATTATATTGTTGGCATTGATTGGCAACAAAAAACTCAAGACGCACACCAAGAAATTTGGGAATTCCATCAAGAATTGACTGCTCAAAACATACGTCACGTTTTTTTCAATGGCAACAACGATTTTAGTAAAATCCAAAATCAAAAAGATTGGGGTACCAACTACATTGGACCTTATGATGCTGACATGACCTATGATGCCTGTATTCGATCCAAAGGAATACAAACAGTCATGCCCGGTTCTTGGCATTTTGGACCAGAGGGACACAATGCATTTTTCCGTTTTATTTTAGATTACATAATCAAACACAAATTCGTTTGACTTTGATACTAGATCATGCTATACTCATAGTATGAAATATGTCCTAATTGATACAGCCAACATGTTCTTCCGGGCTAGACACGGTGCTTTTAGAGCCAGTGATACCTGGGAAAAAGTGGGCTTTGCCCTGCACGTCACACTCATGGCGGCCAACAAGATGGCCCGGCGTTTTGAAGCCGATCACATGGTATTTGCCCTGGAAGGTAGGTCGTGGCGCAAAGACCTGTACAAACCCTACAAAAACAATCGTGCTGTAGCTAGGCAAGCCCTGACAGAAGCAGAACAAGAAGAAGACAAAATGTTCTGGGAAACCTATGATAATCTGACTAAATACTTGAGTGAGAAAACCAACTGTAGCGTGATTCGTTGTGCTATAGCCGAAGGCGACGATATCATAGCTCGTTGGATCGCACTACATCCCCAAGACGAACATGTCATAGTCAGCAGTGACACTGATTTTGTTCAACTGGTAGCACCCAATGTCCAGCAGTACAATGGAATCACCGACGAACTAATCACTATAGAAGGAATTTTCGATGCCAAAGGCAAAGCGGTTATCGACAAGAAAACTAAAGAACCTAAGTCAACGCCGAACCCCCAATGGCTACTCTTTGAAAAGTGTATGCGAGGAGATAGCTCGGATAACGTCTTCTCAGCGTATCCCGGTGTCAGAACAAAGGGCACTAAGAACAAGGTTGGACTCCAGGAAGCGTTTGCGGACAAAGACAAAAAAGGCTACAACTGGAACAACATGATGTTGCAACGCTGGTCAGATCCCGACGGTGCGGAACATCGTGTGCTGGATGACTATGAACGCAACAGGACCTTGATTGACTTGACGGCACAACCTGAAGAAATCAAGGCTGTAGTGGATGCGGCCATACGTGAACAGATTAGCCACAAGGATGTGGGTCAGGTGGGTGTGAGATTCATGCAGTTCTGTGGCAAGTATGAACTGAACAAATGTTCGGAATCAGCCGACAGCTTTGGTCGTTGGATGAATGAAACCTACAAAGGAGTATTGAATGCTAGTAGCTAAACCCGTGATAGACAAACAGTTCTGGATCTTGCAAGAAAACAATCGCAAGGTCGGCAATGTGGAGGCCTGTGCCGGTGGCTACCAGGTACGGCTCAATAATCAAGTGGCGCAATTTAAAACTATCAAGATGGCAGCTCAACGAATCAACATACAGTTTGAACCTGCAATACGCACTACCAAACCCAAGGCCACCATGGATCAGGTGCATGGATATCCCATCAGTGGTCGAGTTTACAATCCCATGTGGGATGTCACTCAGCAGTTGCCAGTGTACACCAAGACAGCCAAGAGCAAGAGTTGGTTTGCCGCTGGATGGTATCGTGTGCGCCGAGGTCGTACGTGGACCACGATGTTGGCACCCAAGCTCATAGTTTTACAACGCTATGCTCACGCAGGACCATTCTTGACCCAGGAGGCAGCCGATGACCATGCACTTACAGAAATTCGTTGATCGTGTGCGTGGTCACGAAGCCCGTGGAGCCAGAGACTTTGTGATGACCATGAACGAAGCCAAGGATCTGCATGCCGACATTACGCGACTGTTGCTCAGTCTACAGACCCTACAAGAACAGGCAACAAAAACCAACAACAGTGAAGTAGTACAGGTCCAAATAGGTGGCGGCCAGTTCTAAAATATACCTATATTTTGGCATAAATAAATGTAGGAGTTTATTGATGAGCCGACCCAAACCCACAGTATTGATTGAAGTAACAAACAAGAGCACCTACAAGACTGAACAAGTGTTGGCCAGTGAAGGTGTATGGGCTGTGTTCTATGATGCCAAACCCATCAATCTCAAAACATCCAATCTCCTGGTGCAGTATCCCGGACCCAAATACAAAAAGGTCAGTTTCTCAAATCCCGGGCATGCCAGAAACCTAGCCAAGAAACTCAACACACAATTCAAGACCGATAGGTTCACGGTGGTGTTGCTTCAGGCCGGCGACCAGGTATATCCGTGAAGTGCGAGACAAAAGAAAACTCACTGAGGAGTTGGTAAAGCAACTGGATCCCGACCTGGGAATCACAGTCAAACGAGCCATGCACACCTGGTGGTTCAACATAAGAAAAAACGGCGGCATGAGATTGACTGGACCCGGTTACACGGTGTTTACAGAACAATTGGATCTAGCACGCTACGAGTGGCCAATCCTGGATCCACACCAATTCAATCAACACTTGATTCTGGCCTTGGATAGAAAAATCCAGATGCCTTACTACATTTCAGCCACCAAAGGCATACCTAAAAAAATTGTGTTTTTTGGATCCAAAGAAGCTGTCATGGTCAACTTGTATGGAAATCTCGAACAATTTCTTGACAACTACCAGCCTTGATGCTATACTGTAGATCAGGGCCTTTAGCTCAGTTGGTCAGAGCAAGCGACTCATAATCGCTGGGTCGTTGGTTCAAGTCCAACAAGGCCCACCATGCACAAGGTAAATATCATGACCGTGGAACAGCATAAAAAAACACCAGTGGAAAGCTACTACTACTCAGAAGACGAGTGGAAAAGATTGGGTTGTGGCCCGTTGCCACCCGAACGCAATCGTGCTCGTCGACTTGAAAATATGGTTGCAAAAGGCAATCCTGCCATTGACGGCAAAAACGTAAAAAGGTACAATTAACATGTGGTTGATATTTTTTGCCTTGTTGGCCATGATCATGTGTTATGGCATCATGTGGGTCAACGAACATCAGGATGAACAATGAAATGAATCAAGATTATAGTTTTGCCATTGGTGTAGTTGTGGTAGCTGTTGTGTTTTTGTTGATTTTGTAGTTTCCAATTTTGATCAAAATTGGTGGTAGGACGGATCTAGTTGACACATAAATAGGTGTGTCGTATAATATTAAAGAATTGTAGTTTAATGCCTTGACAGAAAGGTGTTGCGGACTCGGGGGCAGTGCCCGAATGGTCCACCATAAGAGCATACTGTGTTTTTATGATGGGCCATACACAGTTTCGACGTGGCAACAAGTATGAACAGGATCTACACAGTAGGCGATGACTGTAAATCAAGCACCTTTATTAAATGCAAACGCATCTAATGACGAGGTTTTTGCCTTAGCGGCATGATCTCCGGGGCAACTATGCCTTGTTACCCAAACTAGTTCAGAAAAGCCTGGGAAAACCAGGCTTTTTTGTTGGCCATCAATCAAGCCCACTAAATAATATACTGTTGGGTGTTCACCCAGCATTCTTTATAAAGGAAATTTCAAGCATGAAAAAACTATTAGCAACTTTGGTGTTGTCTCTTGGTGTGACTACCTTGGCTCAGGCGCAAAGTTCTGTTGCCATTTATGGTATCATGGACATGGGATTGCTCGGCAAGACTCTCAAAGGCACACCAGCCACAGCAACAAATACCAGCACGACTGAACAATTTGGTCAGAATGGTCAAACTCTCAACCGACTTGGTTTTCGTGGCAACGAAGACTTAGGTGGCGGAACTTCGGCATTTTTTGTGCTGGAGACTGGTCTTACCCCATCTAGTTCCAGCATGAGTGGCATGAACAATCGTCAGAGCTTTATTGGTCTAGCTCAGAAAGGTCTTGG